CTACTACCTCACCAATCTTACACATAAGATCGTGACACTCTAGGCTGGACAGCTTACGTCCTTGTGCCTGTTTGAATGTAGTGATAGCAAAGTTAAACAGATCAATCAATGGTGCAGGGCCTGATGCTCTACCACCAAATGTCTTTAGTCTTGCACCTGCTGGCCTGACTTTAGATACATCCCACTTGGGAATTTCGCCAGCCCATAGGAGTGCCAACACTTGTCTCAAACCCTTAGCCCAGCCTTCCTTGCTGTCCTTGATGACGACACACGTTTCGCTTTGGAAAAGAGTAGGAACATCAGGGAGTTTAGTAATGAACTGACGCTCAACACTGAAACCAACCCCCGTCCCACAAAGGAGGATGAACATAGCCTCATCGAAAGACTTAGGATCATCTACGGGTAGGTAGCTACAGTTATACATACAAGTGTTGTCTCTGTCTGCGGCCTTACCTGCTGTCATCATTGACCTCATACTAGGCATAACCTCAAGGCTAAGGATAGCCTCACGTACTTCCTGTAGGTCAACAGGCTTGAGCCAAGTCTTTGCAATGTTTTGTAGGTATCGTTCTACTGTTTCTCCCCATGTCTCACGGCGTCCTTCATCATCTAACCATCGTGCATAGCGGCTGGTTGCAATGAAGGTCTGGTAGTCAGAAGGTAAATAGTTATTATTCATCAGTTGTTATCCTCATCTTGGTTATACTTATACCATCTATATCATATATGTATGCATAGATAGCTTCATTTAATTCCTCTTGAACACTACCGTCTACTGGTACAGGGTAGTCCTCTTCATCTATTTCAAGACTTATTAATATCCTAGCTTTCATTTTCTAGCTCATGTATTAATCGGTCAATGTACCAACGTGCTTTACGCAAGTCTTCTACACCATTCTTGTAGGGCCAACGCCATATGTACTTGAAGGCATTCTGCCAACAGTAGGCATGGTGTGGCTCTACGTATGATCCCTCTGACATTGCCTTCATTGCATCAATGCATTCAATCCCCCCCGAATTGTACTGTGGGGGATGATTGACTACATCTGCTGGCAACTCTTTCCATTTAGCCATTAGGCATTACCTCTTGTTTTAGATGTTAGCGTTAGCACATTACCGTCTGCTACATAACTAGGTTTGTCATCAGGTTCATCGTGTAACCTGTTAAGAACAAAGCTATGTAGTGCATCCCTTACGTATTCGTCTTCCTCTATTACAGGTATAACAGAACATAACATGCTACACAAGTGAGATAGATACGCAAAGTCTTCTTCACCCAAAGGGTTATTCTCAGATGATACCAGAGATACCTGTACGTCACCATCCCATGCACCATTCTCATGGTAAGGAGTAATGCGTATTATAAAGTCTTCATCCCTCATATCATTTACTATGTCTTTTATATTCATTTACTTCCTCACTACTTTGGGATGTGGGTAGGCAACAAACTTAGTGCCTAATGCCTTACCCTTTTCTTTTAACCATGACTCAGGTACAATCCTATCATAACATTCAAAGCCATACCTGTCACACCATATTTCATATGTACTCTTAGCACCCTTACGTAGCTTACGTCTACCGTTTTCAAACACAAAACGTATATCCAGTTTAGGGTGTTGCTTTTTTATCGCAAGATGCTTTCGCCTATCGTCTGTAGTAAACATACCCTTAGTCTCAATGATGATACCATTAGGTAGTATAAAGTCTGGTGTATAGGTACGGTACGTCAAGTCTTCCCATTCAATCTTCATTGATTCATACTCGGCAAGTACACCTTGCTCTTTTAAATAGGTAGCTAGTTTAACTTCTAGCCCACTTCTGTACCCGTACTTTCTAGCTGCACGAAAGCTCTTGCCATTCATCACCGCCAGAAAAGGTGTCGGCTTGGCTGCACAGTCCAAGGATTATGCGTCAGGTTTAGCTTGGTCAACTCTTCCTGCACTACCTTATCCATTTCATTACGTGCATTAATAGCTTCACGTAAAGCACCATACTTCTTTTTCTTTAGGTCTGCCTTGGCTTGGCTAAGGTCATCTTCCATAGTGGCAATGGCCTCTTCCATATCTTTGATTTCTTCTTCATTGAACATTAAAAGTCTCCTACCTTTAGGGTTGAGTAGTTTCCCCAACCAGTACCATATTCACCCGACTTGTTAGCCTCCGCTATAAGGGCGAGTGTTTCCTTAACCTGCTTAGTTGATTCTATAACTAACTCAGGTGACATGACATGCAAGTGTGCCATGTAGGGTGCAGTCTTTTCAATAGCAATAAAGCTAAACTCTTTAGCCTTTATGCCAGCCAGTTTACAAGTAAGCAAATAGAAAGCAGCTTGTATATGATAAGCGTACTTACCAACTTGTTCTGCAAAACCTTTTGGCGAAGCATCAATAGTAGTTTTAATGTCAACGATCTGTCCTGTCTCTGGTATGTATAAATCTGGTCTTGTCTTGATGTTCAGACCACTTACAGGATCAACCGTAAACACACTGCTTTCTGTTACCTTTTTCTTGTGTGTTAATAAAGCATTACACACTGGATTGTCAAGTGCAGCCTGACACATCTTGTTATGTACATGATACTCAACCTCTGTCAGTACAACCTCGTCAACTCCTTTACTGGCATACAAGGCTTTGTACTGCTTAGAGGTACGTGTCTTTGGGCCTTTGGTAACAAGGTCACGCTCTGGCTCAAGTAACGTAGCATGTACGGCACTGCCCAACGCAAACGCTGGACTGTCACCTAATGGTTTCTGTGCCATGTAGTGTGCAAGCGATTGCTTACACACCGTTTTAATGGCAGATGAAGAGTAGCCTACCTGTTTGTGGTAGTCCTCATTTGACATGTCATAGACAATGCCTGATGGCGGCATATCAAACATTATGCAAACGCATCTTCATCAATGTCTACCAGATCATCTACAATGGCATCTGGAATTTCCTCATTGCTATGCTGCATTTTATCACTCCATTCATTTAAGATGTATTGATTGTAGTTCGCAATCCATGCCATAAAGTCAGCAAAGACTTCCTGTGTATCATTGTCCATGTCTAGTGTAGACATAAGATCAAGGTCTGCAGTAGGCAGATAGAAGCAGCTACCGTTAGGTAAGTCACGCTTCTCTGTACCACAAGAGATATAGTGCTGTGGTGGAAGGCGTTGCATCTTACCCAACTTGTTGAACACATTGCCGAATGTCTTGAAGGCATCACGGTTTTCAATCTCGTAGATAAACGGGATCGTGTCTGTATCCACAGGATTACCTTGTGGATCAGTAGCGTTGATCATATCTACAGTACCAAACAAGGCACGTACTCGTTTGATAGAACGAATCAGTTCCTTCATAGTATCAGGTAGACTGTTGAAGTCCTCAATCCAACCAGAAGGTTTACCACAGTTGAACCCACCGTCATTGTCCTTCATGTCAGTGTTTAGGTTGTCACCCATAACAGTCTTGACGTAACGGTTAGGTGTAGTGTCACTGCCCATGACAAACTTTTTGTACATGAAACGCTGTAGGAATGGGCGAATCTTTACCTTCTCGGCAAAATATGTAGGGCCATCAGGTATCTCTAGCTTGTATGTACCACCCTCTACTACCTCTACATTTACCTGCTTACCCTTGACCTCTGCCTGTCCCATGACAGGTGTGTGGTTGATACGCAGACGGGCAAGAGAGCTTGCCTTCTTCTCTGTGGATGCCGCTTGGCCCATGCCCATAGCCTTAGCCATAGCTGCGTAGTTGTTAGTGTCGATTGTTGTTACTTGATTTGTCATGTGTATGTTCTCCTTAACACTGAGCGAATTTTGTAGTTATATCATGCTACGTCTTTGGTGTCAAGCCAATTCGGACCAATCTTTGCCTCTAATAATAGAGGAATGTTGAAGTCTATATTCCATTTCTTGTTGACAATGGATATCAGCCTGTCGTTTGTTCTGTCTATGATCTTGAGTACCTTGTCTGTTTCATCAGGGTGTATGTCAAGTACCACACTGTCATGTACGGTGTTGACTATACAACTCTGCATCTTGTTTGCCTCCAACATCTTGTCAATGTATATCAGACATATAGGTACAATGTCAGCCGTTGCAAAGGATTGCACTGGATAATTTTTTATCTGTGTGAAATATGTCACACCTCCATGTTTGTTACGGGTAGCATCAGGGAAAGCAAATGCCCTACCTGATGGTGTGGTAATGCAGCCAGTAGCCAGTACCTCGTCAGCTAGTCTCTTGTGCCATGCAGCAATACCTTTGTACTTGTCCATAAACTTTGTGTAGTATGCAGCCTCTGCTGGTGTACGTCCATACCCTGTAGCACCAAACAGAGGGGCGAAGGTGTGTTCCTTGGCAGCTTGTCTAGCAGTAGGTTGACCAGCATCTGTGATGGTCTTGGCAGTGTAGGCATGTACATCAAAGCCAGTGATTACCTCGTCAATAGCAACCATGTCTTGAGACAGGAATGCAGCTACACGAAACTCTAGCTGTGCAAAGTCAGCTTCCATAATCTGTCCACCATCCCATCGTGATACAAACACACGCTTGACAGGGAATGTACCGCCACGTGGCATGTTCTGCATGTTAGGGTCAGCACCTGATAGTCTGCCTGTACCTGTCCTGTGTTGCAGTAAACGGGCATGTAGCTTACCGTCTGCCTTGGTGTGGGTAGCAATACCACCA